CCATGACCGTATATCTCCTGATGTAGTGTTTTAGATAGATGACTGATGGTGAATCCGCACGGTGACCAGACGGAGTACGCCTAGGTTCACTCGTGCGGAGATGACTGACGGAGCCATCCGCTGTCGGCTACTTTTCACAGGTTTCCCTGCTGTCATTCGCGCTTCCCGACTGACGCTGCGCGCCCACAGGCTGACTGCCCCGGTGTGGGTTTAAGGTTCTCTGCGCGTTGTTTCCCCGTCCAGAGTTCCCGAGCTGGGAGGCGGGTGGTTGACAGTCACGTTCCCCCGTGACTATCCTCACGACACCTCGATAAGCATCCCGAGAGTAGGACCAACCCCCGGTTCGCGTCAAGCCCCCGTCACAGGGGGTTTGTCGTTTTTGCATGATCAAAACCATGCAGTTCTGATCACGCCTGATCCGGCTGCGGGCGCAGTCCCGCCTTGATCTTGCGGATCAGCCGCTGCATCGATCGGCTCTGCTCGCTTTCCTGCAGCTCCTCGACGACCTCACCGGCCAGCTCGCGCAGCGCATACCGCTCCGGCACTCGCCCACTCTTCACCCAACGCGAAACGTATGCCCGCGTGACGCCGAATCTGCGCGCCACCGCACTCTGGTTGCCGTACTTCTTTATCAACTGGTCAATGTCCATGATGCCTCCGTGTTTACTACCGGCATCATGACGGAATCTTTTTTGCGTTACAAGTGTTGACACGGTTATTGATCGGCGTATGATGACAACCGTTGACAGAACAAATACACAGGAGAAACGACATGGCTACTACCACCACACAAGTTCACCTTCTCGGCGTGTTTTGCGAGATCGAGATCGACTACAACATCTCGCCCGCTGATGAGGATGTCGGCGTCGGCGAAGGGCTTGAGCTCAACAGCGTCTATATCCTCGGCATCTATCCCGAAGGCATGGACAGCCCGGCAGTCAAGCGCCGCGACTATGTATATCTCAACGCCAAGGCTGACCTCGATTACCTGACGCTTGAGGAATACAACACGATCGAATCCACATGCTACGCCCACGACCAGAAGGTACTCGCGGAGGCTTGGGATCGATGAAACGCAGCAAGCTCGCCGTGATTGGAATCGTTCTGATTTACCTACTCGCCGCCGCGATCGAACCCTGCGACGGACACTCATGTCAGGAGACGCACAATGAATGAAGCACCTTGGGGAAACGATGACGCAAGCTGGTGGCACCAGCTCGATCTCGAAATGCAGGAGCGTGAGGAGCAGGAGCGCATCGACGCCTGCAACCTTGCCGTCGCACTTATCCGCTCAGAGGAGAATCCGTATGCAATCTGAATCGATCGGCGCACTCGCCGCCGCCCTGTCCAAGGCGCAAGCCGACATCACCGGCGCACTCAAGGACTCGGCCAACCCGTTCTTCAAGTCCAAGTACGCCGACCTTGCATCGTGCTGGGACGCCTGCCGCAAGCAGCTCGCGGCCAACAACCTCGCCGTCATCCAGACGACCGAATGGAACCCAAACGGCATTATGCTACTGACGACGCTGATGCATGAGTCCGGCCAATGGATTCGCGGTGAACTGCCGATCCGCGCCAAGGATGACAGCCCACAGGCACAGGGCAGCGCCATCACCTACGCTCGCCGGTACGCGCTCGCAGCGATCGTCGGTCTTGCCCAGATCGACGATGACGCCGAGGCGGCACAGGCCCGCGACCGCAAGGCATCGCCCGCGATCGTCGCCAAGATCGCTGCCTGTAACACCGCGGCGGAGCTGAACGCGCTCTACCAATCCCTGCCCGAGTCCGCCCGTGACGCAGCGACCACCGCCGAGTTCACCAAGCGCAAGAAGGAGCTGACATGAGCGACTTCCAGCGTACTACCGAGTGGCATAGTCAGCGGCTCGGGCTCGTCACCGCGAGCTCGATCTACAAGGTGATGATGGCCTCGACGACCGGCGGTTATCGTAACTACATGGCGCAGCTCGTCTGCGAGCGCCTCACGGGACAGCCTACGGAGACGTATAAGAGCGCCGAGATGCAGCACGGCATAGACACCGAGCCCGAGGCTAGGGCCGCTTATAGCGCCCGCACGGGGCTTCTGGTGGAGGAGGTAGGCTTTATCCGCCACCCGAAGCTGGAGGCCGGGGCGAGCCCAGACGGGCTTGTGGGCGAGGATGGCCTGATCGAGATCAAGTGTGTGCAGCCGGCCACCATGCTCGACCTGATCGACAGCCGGCAGGTGCCGAAAGAGCATCGACTGCAGATGCAATGGCAGATGGCCGTCACCGGGCGCGACTGGTGCGATTACGTTGTGTACCAGCCAAAGCTGCCAGAGCAGCTCAAGCTGCTCATCATCCGCGTCCCGCGCGACCAGCCGGCGATCCTTGATCTGACCACGGCAGTCGAGAACTTCACCCGCGAATTGCTTGAACGAACCGAGAAACTGAAAGAGGTAAGACTGTGAAAGAGTACGACCGCACCAACACCGGCACGCTTGGCAGAGCGAAAGAAAAACCCAAGACCGAAAAGCATCCCACACACACGGGCTCGATCAATATCAATGGGGTCGAGTATTGGCTCTCGGCATGGGTCAAGACCGCCGGCCCGACTGCCAGAGAACCGGGCTCGAAGTTCTTCAGCCTGTCCGTCACGCCGAAGGATGGCTACCCAGATCGGCAGGTGCCGAAGGATGTCCCGAAAGGCACGGAACTGACCGAGGCCAACTGGGACAAGATCGACTTTGATGACGACAAAGCCATCCCATTCTGATGCGCCGGGTATTCCCAAAAGGCACGCCGCCAGAACAGATTGCCGCCGCGGTCGCCGTTCTGGTGCGCGGGCTCGACGCACGCCAGAGTTGGCAGGTAACGATCGAGGCATTCAAGCCGAGACGCAGCGAGCAGCAGAACGCCTTCTTGTGGGGTGTCGTGTACCCGTCGATCCTTGAAGGCGGCGGCGAGGCGTTGCGAGGCTGGAGCAAAGAGGATCTGCACGAATACTTCCTCGGCGAATGCTGGGGCTGGGAAACCATCGAGGGCTTTGGCAGGAAACGGCACAAGCCGCTCAAACGATCCAGCAAAATGACCAAGACGGAATTCCGCGACTACATCACGCTCATCGAGGTGCGCTGCGCCGAGATGGGGATTCACATACCAGAGCCGCGATATGACTAACCTCAAGAAAGAGGCTCAGGGCCGCGGCTGCATGATTCGCCTGCCGGAGATCTGCAACCACAACAGCGAAACCGTGGTGCTCGCGCACGTTCGCATGGCCGGCGTGTCAGGTATGGGCATCAAGGCCGACGATCTACTCGGCGCTTGGAGCTGCAGCGCCTGTCACGATGCCGTCGATCGTCGCAGTCACACCGACCTAGATCGAGATCATGTTCGACTAGCACACCTCGAAGGTGTCATTAGAACCATCGCACAACTACGCAAGGAGAACATCGTATGAAGAAGTCACAATGCGAAATGATCCTATCCCGCCTCCGCCGCCGAGGCTCTGTCACCTCGCTCGACGCATTCCGCATGGGTTGCTTGCGCCTCGCAGCCCGCATCAACGACCTGAGAGCTGAAGGCTATCGGATCGTGAGCGAGCGCGAGACTAAGCGCGGCAAGACTTATTCGAGATACCGGCTGGCTTAGGCCCAAGGAAGCGCGAGCTCTGTGGTCGGCGCATCAAGTGCCGACTGCAGACGCTCCGCCGCCTTAGCCTCTACGGCAGCGCGATCGGTGCCGTTGGCCCAGCAGAACCCAAGCACATCGCTTTCGGTCAGCTCGTCATACGGAACGAAAGATTCGTCAGCAGACCCAAGCGCAGTCGCGCCAAGCTCGACGCCGATCTTTCCGTCGCTCGATGCCTTGCATACCCAGCGGGCCATCGAGATCACATTCTCCCGATCGCCGGCGACCGGCACGACATCCACGCTCACGATGTTCCACTTAATCATGTTGCACCTTTAAGTTAGGGCCGCGGTCGAAAGCCAGCCGGTTCCAATTTTGTAGACGTAGATCTTGTTGTTGGTGCTGTCGAAATACATTGGTGCATTGCCAGTCACCAGATCTGCCGGGGTTCCAGTCGGAGCGCCAGCCGCCGAAGGAATGTTGGGGAAGCCTTCGGTCATCGTGGTGGTGCCGGCAGGGAACGTCAGGTTCTTGTTAATCAACACTCGGCCAGCCGAACCGACCTCAATGCGTGAAGTGTTGTTAGTCAGTAGCGCCCACGCATGATTGGATTGCGTGCCGTTGAAGGCAAACGAGGTTGATGCGTATCCCACGAACTGCGTAACCGTGCCATCCGTTGCGATAGACTGCGGGCTGCCGGCACTACTCTTGAACGATGCCGCTGGAACCGCGCCGGTGTCCACGGTCAGCGCATACGTCACCGGATTAGCGCCGATACCAAGACTCGGAATGTTGTTATCGAGCGCGAGCGGGTTATTGTTTAGATAAACATCGGCCTCGAACTGGTTGGTTCCAGCGATCAGCGTATTGCCGATAAATCGATTGGTGGCGCGGTCAAAGCCGTGGCCTGCGGTGCGCACCGCTTGCTGGGTAAACGTGCCGTTCGGCGAGAGGAAGGTATTGCCGAGGATGTCGACATACCGCGACCAGCCGCGCACCAGATACACATTGTCGACGGTGCCATCGAATGCCGCATCAGCCAGCAGCTCGAACGTGACGTTTCCGGCGACCGCAGTCAGATATTCGGTGTAAGTTCCGGAAGCATTGCGAGATGTCCCGGTGACCGTAGTGCCGCCCGTAAAGCGCGGCGTGATCGTGCCGGCGCTGCGGGTGATGGTGTAGGTCAGCCTGTATGTAACGCCCGGCGCAGTCGCAATCGTCAGCGTCTGGGCAAGAGAAGATTCCGTTCCCGGCGACTTGGTTGCTACGCCAGCCCCGATGCTCCAGCCGGTGCCGGTCGTCCAGTTTGCGCCGCTGCTAAACGTATTGTTCAACAGCATATCGTTGCCGGTGAATTGAATCGCGCCACGCGCTGCGCCGGAGACTGCACCGCAATCCGTGAAGGTGTTGCCTTGGATGGTAATGCGCTGGCCGTTGTTGATGCTTACCGCGTAGTCGTCCGTGCCGTTGACGTTACGGAACGAGTTGTTGGTCAGCGCAAGATCAAAGACAGCGGTGTTCGGGAATCCGATCAGCGCCGCCGACCCGCCGACAAACTGGTTTCCATCGATAACGGTGTCGTTGAGGTTCCACACCGTAAATGCGCGACCGGGGCCGGTGTTGGGCAGCTTGATGTAGTTGTTGAGGATGCGAACGCCGAGATTTGAATATGCCTCCGTAATCGGCGGGATGGCCGGCGAAGCAAACGGATTGCCAAGCTCAAAGAAGATTCCGTTCGCGGCATCGCCCGGCGGATTCGGCGTGTCGATGTAGTTGCCTTCGACCAAGAACCCATTGGGCGGAGTCGCCCATGTTTGGATCGGAAGGAATATCGTGATTGCAGCAACACCACCGCGGCAGTCGAAGATGCGGTTATTGCGAATGCTGATGTTTCGAATCACATGATAGATATTGTCATCCGGCTCGATGTCGATTGCGCCCGGCATACTGCTGCGGCTGCAGCGCGTGAAGTAGTTGTTCTCGATCGTGACGCCATTGCCGTCAATGACGCTGACGCCGTTGCGGTTGTCATTGTTTACGCCATCGATGTAGCAGTTTGTCACCGTGACATCGATGTTGTGGCGCTCTTGCAACGCGACATCGCCGCTGCCAATGTAGATACCATCACCACGGAAGCCGACGATTTCGCAGTTGTCGATGAGACAGTTGCGCACGCCGCTGAACGAGATGAGATGGACGAACTCGCTAAACCCAGACGCAACGACATCGCCCAGCAGCTTGAGATCTCGCACCACCAGATTCTCGACATACGTCGATGCCGATCCAGAGTTGGCGTACAGCGCGCCTTGGCTTGTAGCCGTGCCGGTGTATGAGATGACTGAGGAAGCGCCCTCGCCGAAGAGATGGTTATTGCTGCGCAGGGTGATCGGGCTTGTCACCTTGTAGGTGCCAGCCGGGAAAAACAGCATATAGGCGGTATTGACCGCGGTCTGAATCGCAGCCGTGTCGTCGGTCGTGCCGTCGCCGGTCGCGCCAAAGTCAGTCACGCTCACCGCAAACGTCGGCACGGCCTCGGCAGTCGGCGATCCGGTCGAGCTGAACTTCAAGAACTTGCCAGCCCTTGAGGATGACGATGGCAGCACCGCAGAGATCGATGGCGAGTCTGTGATCGGGAACTTGATCGAGCGATCGCTGGAGTCGTCGAGCTGCTGCACGATCATCGTCAGCTTGTCGACGGTCTGCTCAAGGCTCTCTGCCGGCAACCGATCATTCGGCAGGAAGTCGGTGGTTTGTGTCAGCGCCACATTGCGGAGGATGGTGAGCGAGGTTCCAGACGGCGGCGCTACGGTCATCGTGACCGATCCGCCGGACAGAACGCCCGCGCCTGTGACCGTGTAGTTGGTGCTAAGAACTTGCTGGGTTTCGATGCCCGCAGATGAGCGCAGCACCACCAGCAGATCGCTGTTCGCCAAGAAGTAGAACGGCACCGGGAAAACGGTTGTCGTGCCGTTACCGGAATAGCTGACTCGGGCGGTTGTCGATGAAACGGTCATGGTTCAATCCTCATTGCACAGCTTCTGAAGGCGCAAGCAGGAACTCCTGCTCTTGCTCTCGCTCTACCTGACGCTCCATGCGTCTCAAGTAACCGGGGTTCAATGCCTCTTGAATCTGGTACAGCACAAGGTAGTCGAGAACTATACGGCTGTAGAACAGATTCATAAATGGGGTATTTGCGATCAGGATGCGGAAGGCCGAGGCCGCCACATCGTCGCCGCGCATGGCCCGCTGGCGCAGCTCATCAAGGTCACCGATGACGCCGAATGTCGGGCCAGCTAAGGTGTCGATGATGTTGCGCCCATAACGGTTTGACTGGCCGAGCAGGAAGTCACCATAGATGCCGAGCGCGCCACCCTGCAGCATGGCGGCAAGCCAAGTCTGCGGGTTCTCGGGATCTCGCGGGGTCTTGCCCTTGAGCAGATCCTTCGCCGACATGGCGATATAGCCAAACGCCGTCATCATCAGAATCATCTGAGCGAGGCCAAGCATGTCGCCCTTGCCGTACTTGAGGTACTCCGACAGCGAACCGTAGCCGCGACCGTAGATCTCGCGACCGAATACCTGCCGGGTGAGCGCGGTCGGGAACCCCTTGAACTGCGCAATAAACCGAGCGGCCTCGCCCCAGAAAGTTCCCGGTCGCAGGCCGCGCACCCAGAAGTAGCGCGACCGAATGTCTGGCTCGATCACGGCGGTCATGGCTTGATCGATGATGAAGTTGCGCAAGCGATCGGCCAAGTCACGGCGAGCCGTGGCGGCTGCAGCATCCGTTGGCTCTCGACCGATCTTGCTCAGATAGTTGCGAAACACCTCGATGTCGAGCTGGTTGATTTGCTCGGGGACGACATAGGTGCGCTTGTCGGCGGCATCGATAACGCCCTGCCGGATAACGTCCCACTCTGGGGCTGTGATGCCGTACTGGTCGAAGAGGCGCTTGGCATTGGCGTCAAGACCGTCGAACGAGGTATCGCGGAGAGAGCCGAGCCAGTTCGCGGTGCCGAGCTCCATGCTCTCGCGCAGGGTGTCCGTCCACCATTGCAGACCGTTAAGCCGGAAGAAGAGCCGCATCAGATCGGCAGACCCTGCAGACATCAGGTCATCTGAATCGAATCGAGTCGCCACGCTGCCAACCAGATTGTCGGCCACGGTGTCGATCATCCCGAGGATGCGTTTGCGCTCGCCCTTGGCTCGGCCCTGCAAGAGCCCGCCGATACCCTCAGCGATACCAGAGAACAGGCCGCCGCGGCCCTGATACTTGATCTGGCTTGCGTATACGGGCAGGTCGGTGACAGCCGAAATGACCGCGCCGCCGAGCTTTGCCATCGCTTGAACCACGCGCACATTGGAGCCGACACGGGCGGCCATCGCCTTGCCCGGCACGTTGGCCGTACCGTCAAGCATCGAGAGCAAGCCCTCTGCCGTGTCGCGGGTGTCGGCAAACTCGCCACGCAATTCCGGCGTGCGCACAAGGCCAGCTTCGACCTCGGCCATCACCGCCTTGAGCGTATAGCCGGGGTTCGGGCCAAGCACGCGCATCAAGCCGGCTTGCTGTGCTGCGCGACTAAGGTCGCCGAGGATTGCCTCGTTGAGCTTGCCGACGCCGAACTCCGTCAAGTAATCGAACTCGGCATCTGCATCCTTAAAGTAAATGACGCGAGACTGGGAGGCTCGGCGGGCAAGTGAACCCGGTGCCGTGTAGGCAGCAGCTTCATCGTCGACCGCAGACAAGTGACGCCCAGCGGCAAGATCGGCATAAACGAAATCGAGGAACTCTTCGAGGTTCTGCCCCGGCTTGAGCGACCGCTCGACGTCGATGCGCTGGCGTACAAAGTCTTTCCATTCTTTATCGCCTGCCGCGCGGATCTTCATAAAGTCATGCTGTTGCCGGGTGATGTATCCCGTCAGGTCACGAATCCACGCGCCGAATCTGTTGCGCGTATTGCGCGAGTCCTCGCGGTACTTGTAGACGATCTTGGCAATCTTGATCGCAGTCGGGTCGAGCCCCTCAAGGCGAGGCTCATCGCGGCCCATCTGGTACAGAGCGCGAGCAACATCGCGAGAGTAGGCATCGCTTGCGAACCCTTCGACAAGCCCCTCGCGCTCCATCTCAGCGAGCATGCCCTTTGTCCAGCGGGTGAAGTAGGTTCGCTGCCAATGGAACGCCGAGTCTTTGGAGCCGAACCGGGCGAATGACGAACCGCCAAGCAAGGACAGCAGCCCCTCTGACGGGTTGTCGGCGAATTGGGTGAGGATGCGACCGACGGCCTTGGTGCGTGCCGCGAGACTGAGCGCGGCATTGCGGGCGGCGATCGTGGCATCGAGCTTGATGTTGTTGGCGAGCGAGTTGGCTGCGCGGGTAGCGTCGCCTTCGAGTGAGTCAATCTTGTCTGCTGCCGTGAATTGCTCCTGCGCTTTTCGGAGCGTGGAGCGAACGCGGGTGTTTTCGTCCTTTAGCCGCGCCAGCAGCGTGTCGATCTCCATCGCCGTGAGTTGGCCCTTCGATGCCATCTGCATCGCGCTTCTTGCGGCATCGTCATTGCCAACGCGATCAGCAGCAGCGCGGATAGCCTGAGCGTACATCTCTGCGCGGGTGATCGCCTCATCGAACGGGCGCATCTGATCCTTGGTATCGCCGGCATTGTAGGCAGCGCCTTCCTCGAACACGCCTTTTTGGCGCATGGCCTCGGCGGCATCAAGGTCGCGCAATGGCAGGAATGTTTCGCTAGTTTCTGGCGACAATCGAGCCCTGCGGTCGCTCGGAATGATGCGGCCACCACGAGCTTGCGCAGCCCCGACGGAGCTTGCGCGCCCACTCTCATCGATGAAGATAGTATCGAGCGCCACGTTGCGCATCGCCTGTGCAGACGCATAGTCACGGGTCACGGCAAAGATGAATGAAGAATCACTCGCCAATGCAAATCGGCGCAGGGCAAGCATCGCGCGAGCTTGCTCTTGCGGGGTGCTGCCGTAAGACATGATTTTGTCTTGCGGAACTTCGACGATGTTCTGGACGATATAGCGGTTATTCGCAGCAATCAGCACGGTCGACTTGTTGTCGAACTTCAGCTCTCTAGCAAGACTGGCAAGCACTTCTGCGTTTTGGATTGGCATGCTCGCCATCTTCTTGAGGCGCAACTGACTTGGCTGGCCAAAATCTTTCTTGATTGTTTCTGACGTTCCGTCTGCCTTGATTACGGAATACTCATTGGTATCGATAATCACATGATCGCGGAATTCCATCCCGCGTCTCTTGAAGAACTTGGCGACGTTTGTGGTGAACTCGATGTCAGACGAACTTGGTCTGGCGATCTCGCTCGGGTGATTGTGCAAAAGATAAACGCCGCGAGCGCCGATCCCGTATGCGCGATCAATAAGCTCGTTAAAGAAGTCCGTGGCTTCTGGCCCAATCCAGCCAGCCGCCGACGCAGGAAGCCGAGAGGTCGCGCCAGCCTGACCGACGATATTGCCTTCGTCATCCGTAAAGACGTAGCGCAGCGTCTCAAACCGCGGATCGCGGTAGACCTGAGCGAGCGTCGCAAAGTCCTCGGTCGAGCTTACCTTTTGCCCGACGAGAGAAACTCTTTGTCTTGCAGCGAAATCACGCGACAGGGAGAGCGCAAGTAAGTCGGAGGAGGATCGTAAATCATCCACCGCTTTGACTGCGGCGCGCTGGGCTGCGACAGCTCGCGGGCCGCTTTGAGTCGGAACTGGCCCGAAATCGAGATACAGTTGGAGTTCTTCATTGGTTGTGAATGCTGCCGGCTTCGTTATCGCCGCCTCGCCTTCGATTTTCGCGCCTGCGCGAACCTCTGGCATAAACTCTTGCGGATGATACCCCCACTCTAGCATGGAATCGCCAGAGGTATAAATATCGCGCGCGTGAACAAGGGATTTAAGAATCTTAAAGTTGCCGCCGAGCGCGCTTTCCCCATGGTCTTTTGCGTATGCACGAGATGGCGTAACCCAATCACCGGGAATAATCTTTTTAGGCCCGTCTTTTTCTACGGCGCGATATACGGTAATAATGGCATTCGGCCGACCAGCCATCCGCATTAAACTCGAATACACTTCGGCATCCATTTTTTCGTAGCCGGTTGAGTAATACCGCAGCCCATTAGGGCCATAAAAATCATCTGGATAAGTGCCGTTTAAAGAAACATCGTAAGCAGGGCTTCCGCTTTCTGGGCCAGCCGGGGTATGCGCACCACCTCTGTCGATCGTGAAATCAACAAATTTGACGCCAACTTTTTCATGCAATTCCCGCAATGCTTGACGACGACTTGGCCCGTATACGACCGGCTCTTGCACCATCAGGCTGCGACGGAACTCGCCCTCAGCATTCACCGCATTGGCGGCCTCATCGGCGGCAGCGCGGGCATCGGCAAGCGCGGCATCGGCGGCATCCAGCATCGGCACCCGGCGCGGATCTGGCGTCTCTGCGGCAGCCTCAAAGTC